ACTGCCGCCGCGACGGCCTGCTTTCCGAGATGATTGAGCTAGAAACCGCGTCACTCACAACCATCGAAAGCCAAGAACTTGCGTTGCGTGAGAGCATGATTCGCCAAGCGCAGGAGGTCTTTTGGACAGTGGTCGCCGAGCAGCTTCAAGCCATCCGTGACAAGCGACTCTACCGTGATGTCGCGCCCGACTTTGATACCTACTGCAAAAGCGTGTGGGGCTTCTCTTCATCCCGCGCCAGCCAGCGGATTAACGGGGCAACGACGACCAAGTACATTCATTCCGTTACAGGTGTAACGCTTCCGAGCGAAGCTGTTGCGCGTCAGGTTAAGACGCTGCGGCCTGATGTACAGGTGGTGGTGGTGAAAGCGGCGGCTGCGTATGCGAGTACCAATAACCAGCCGATCACCGCCCCGTTGATTCAACGTACGGCTGAGGTCATCGAAGAAGCGATGAACACAGGCCATGTAGATACAGGTTCAGGCGAAAGCAATCCGGTGATTACTGCTATAACAGTTGGCGAGATCGAGGCGATCAAACGCCAGAAGCAATACATCGCCGAGAGCATGTCGGAGATGTGGGCAACCTATCGGCTGCCTGCATCGCTGATTGATCGGCTGCCCATCCCATTCGCGGGTGATGTTGAGGTGCAGGTTATCGTGAGGGTGAGGTTGCTCAAGTCAGCGACCCCATAGCTAAAGCTAGGGGCTTGTAGCAATACAAGCCATGCTGACCAGACTCAGTTCCTTTAGGGGAACTCCGTTAGTGGTGAATATAGATAGGCACTTCAGGGTGACGTTCCAGCCCTGAACGCTGCGGTACACGATTAAACAGGCTGAGGGTCTAAACCAGTGTCGTGTACATAAAACCACCGCATAACATTGTCGAGGAAGACATTACCCGGAGCAATCCGAGAAACGAAAGGTAACTTTCATGCAACGTGTATTTGTACTAGACCGCAACAAACAGCCCCTTATGCCTTGCCATCCGGCACGGGCGCGGGAGCTACTGGACAAAGGGAAAGCGGCAGTGTATCGCCAATATCCTTTTACGATCATCCTGAAAGAACGGGACGGCGGCGATGTGCAGCCTATTGCCTTCAAAGTTGATCCCGGCAGCAAAACGACAGGCATAGCGTTAGTCGCAGACTTCAAACGGGGTAAACGCTTGATCTGGGCAGCAGAGTTAGCCCATCGTGGGCAGCAGATCAAAGCCGCGCTGGAATCACGGCGCTCATTGCGGCGGGGTCGCCGAGCGCGTCACACCCGCTATCGTCCGGCACGGTTTGATAACCGCCGCCGTGCTGAGGGTTGGCTGCCGCCGTCGCTCATGAGCCGCGTAGATAACATCGTGACATGGGCAAACAAGTTAGGTCGCTTTTCGCCGCTGGCATCCGTCAGTCTGGAACTGGTCAAATTCGATATGCAGGCCATGCAAAACCCTGAAATCAGCGGCGTAGAATACCAGCAAGGCGAGTTGATGGGCTATGAAGTCCGCGAATACTTGCTGGAAAAATGGAAGCGCAAATGCGCTTACTGTGGGGTAGAAAACGTGCGGTTTGAAGTGGAGCATATCAACCCAAAATCGCGGGGCGGGTCAAACCGTGTGAGCAACCTCACTATCGCTTGTCACGACTGTAACGACAAAAAAGGCAATCAAACGGCGGCTGAGTTTGGGTTTCCCGACATTCAGCGCAAAGCCAAAAAGCCTCTGAAAGACGCGGCGGCGGTCAATGCCTCACGTCGGAAGTTGCACGGCGTGTTTGCTCAGGCGGGTATCCCGCTGGAAGTCGGCACGGGTGGGCGCACGAAGTTCAATCGCATTAAGCAATCCTATCCTAAAGCGCATTGGCTCGATGCGACTTGTGTAGGCGAAAGCGGGGCGCGTGTCTTTGTTTCGGCTAATCACACGCCACTGCTCATCAAGGCCACAGGCAGGCAATCGCGCCAGATGTGCCGCCCGGATAAGTACGGGTTTCCACGTACAGGCGCGAAACAAAGTCGCGTGGTGAAAGGTTTCCAGACGGGCGACATGGTAAAGGCCGTCGTCACCACTGGTACGAAAGCTGGCGCGTATATCGGGCGAGTGGCGGTACGAAGCTCAGGCAGCTTTAATATCACCACCCGCACAGGCACGGTGCAGGGTATTGGCTACAAATACTGCACCCCGCTTCACCAATCGGACGGCTACACCTATATGAAAGGAGAACTTGCGCTTCCTCCCCATGCCTAAAGGCAGGGGTATCCGCGCAAGGAATTTGATGACCCGCGATAATATGTTAGCTTATATCGAGCAGTGGCTCGAGTTCCGTTTGTATGGCGTTGAAATCAACGACGATGGGAACATCGCCGCATGGGACGCATTGTGCGAATGCGAGATCGAGATTGTGATTCATTCGGTACTGGACATCGCAACCGTCGAATCCGCGCTTGATCTGTATGACCGCCGGATGAGCGAACCGTCCACCGACCCGGATAGCGATGTGCGTTACCCGTGTGGGCTGTTGATATGGATTGTCGCAGAACGTGCTGAGGCTGGTGTATCTGAATGGGTCAAGGAATGTGATGACTTGTGGCTTGTGTGGGCGAGAGACCTTACCGCGCCAACGATTAAATAGTTTATATCCACAGGCATTTGTCTGTGTAAATAAAAAACGCCCGGTTGACGCGGGCGGCTGGCGGGGAGAACCGCGTCAGCGAAGACAGTATAACCTATAACTTAAACGGAGAAAAGAAGATGGTTAAATCACTTGGGGTTTTCAATGAAAAAGGCGGGACGGGCAAAACAACAATCTCGGTGTCCGTCGCCGCAGGGCTGGCAATCAGGGGGTATCGGGTTGTTCTTGTGGACTCTGACCCTCAAGCCAATGCTACGCTGGCGCTAGGCCACAAAAAAGAAGGTGGATTGTACAACCTCATTATTCGTGATGCCGAGTTTCGGGATGTACTTCGTCCGGTTGACCCTGACATTATCGGGTATGACGTTCAAGGTGAACTGTGGGTGCTTCCGGGCAACTTGGAGACTCGCGGTATTCCGGTCATGCGCCCAGACCCGTTTATACTTCGCAAGCGCGTCTTGGGTCTGGATGTGGACACCGATGAAGAAATCGGTGGAGGACTGGAAGGATGGGCGGATTATGTTATTTACGACACAGCCCCCACGCCGTCGATCATCCACACGTCAATCTATATGGCGGCTGATGGGATGGTCTTCCCGACTCACTGTAATTACTTTAGCCTAGATGGCCTAGCAGAAAGTATCATCCATAAAGATGGAGCGCAGCGTCAGCGGACGGGTAATGAACTTGGTACGATCAAGACGCTTGGGATTATCCCCACGATGTACCGTAAGGTTGAAGCGCATGATGTAGGGCTGGCGCAACTCACTGGCAAGTACAAACGCGCTGTTTGGCCTTGTATACCGCTTCGCACGATTTGGGAGAAAGCCTCTTGGGCAGGCGAAACCGTGTTCCGTTTTGCACCACAGCATGAAGTGGTCACCGAAACTTGGGCGCTTGTTGATCGAGTTGTCAAGGGTTTGGCGGAGGTTGCTCATGCCTCCTAGTCGTTTGAAGGATCGCGCCAAGCAAGTGCTTGACGACGAGCGCGAACGACCAGACGAGCAGTTTGCTACGGAAGATGGCGATGTAGATGCCGCCATATTTGGGTCGTATGACAAAACACCCCCACCCCCCCGCCGCGCTTCTGGTATCACACTAGCCGATGACGGAACGCCCGTTATTGCGAATGTGACGATCACCGAAACGGGCATACCCGATATCGAAAAGTTAAGCGAAAAAGACTGGACGACATTCGGGCTTTATCTTCGTCGTGTTGGCAAGTCCTATCAGTGGGCGGTTGGCGATTGGTTAGCCTACGGGCAACTTCGATACGGTAAATCGTATGAGGACGCAGCGGCGATTTTGGGGAGGAGTGTAAAGACGCTTTACAATTGGGCGTATGCTTGCTCAAATGTGGAGTTTTCCCGACGTCGGGAAAAGCTCACCATTTCACATCATAGTCTTGTGGCTCCCTATGCCCCATCAGATCAAGACCAGATATTGCAATATGCGCTTGATAACAAACTCTCAGTTCGCGGTTTGCAAGATTACATTGACAAATCAAACAGCCACAACTCCCCTACCCTATCGGCTAATCCGCTGGCAAATCGCAAGAATAAGCGCGTTTTTACACGCTTGTACCGCAGTGTCAGCAGTGGGGTAGGGGAGATCAAACGCGAAGACATTCAATTCTTGAAAGACTGGCTCGCCCAAGTCGAGCGGATTTTAGAAGATAGATAGGAGTAGACCCATGCTCACCATAGCAGAAAACATCAAAGGCGAACCCAAGAGTCTGATTGGGAAGCGCATCGCCGTGCTGGGCATCTCAGGCAGTGGCAAGTCCAACACTGCCGCCGTCATCGTCGAGGAGCTTGCGCCCCACGTTCCGTTCACGGTCATTGACCGTGAAGGCGAGATGTGGGGATTGAAAGAACTTGGCTTTATCGTGGTTGGGAAATCGCGTCATGTCGATCTGGAAGTGACTCCGGTGCAGGCCGCAGCGCTGGCGCGATTCTCTTATACAGAACGTGTGTCGCTCGTGGTCGATGTCTCAGACTATCGCAAGTCCGAGCGTGAGGAGTTCCTCATCGAATACCTTTCCGCGTTGTGGGCATGTTCGGAAGAACAGGACAACGCCGCGCCCTATATGCTGTTAGTTGAGGAAGCCCACGAGTTTATGCCGCAGTCCGGGCGACACAATGCAGACCTCAAAGACATTCTCGTAGACTATGCGCTGCGTGGGCGGAAGCGCGGTTTTGGTATGGTGATCGTCTCGCAGCGCTCGCATCTGGTCACCAAGGATGTACTGACACAAGCCTCGATCTTGTTTCTACATCAGGTGACACACCCCCGCGACATGGCAATTTACCGCGAATTTATTCCACTGCCAGCAGGCCAAGTTAAAACCTTGATCGCCAAGCTCGTACCGGGTGAAGCGGTTGTTATCATGGAGAACCAGCATATCACCGCCCATATCCGGTTGCGTAAGACCTTCCACCCGAGTACAGGTTTGCAGCGCACCGAGCAGCCGCCATTACGCCCAACGGATAACTCAGCACTGGACAAGCTGCGCGATCTGCTCAAGGTCGATACAGGTTATGCAATCGCATCATCTGTAAAGACAGTCAAACCCGCGCATCGGTGGCCTGCGCGTAAGATGCACATCGCCACCGACACCGCCAAGCTGCTGCGCGAGAAAGATGCACAGATCAAGGAGCTCCAAGACCAGATCGTTGCGTTCCAGATGGTGCCGCAGGCTGTGAGTGGCTCAACGACTCAAGCAATCGCTTACAAGAAGACGACCACGCGAAGCATAGTCACAACCAAGATTGAAACGGATAGTATCGAAATTGGTGCAGGCTTTGCAAGTAAGCGACTCGTTGATGGGCAAACGCGGAAATTCAATAAACTACTTGAGGGGATAATCGAACTAGCAGCGCACGAAAAAGCGATGTTAGTTTTCCTGATGGACAGCCCGGGCGTTAGGTTTTACGGTTCAGAAGTTGCGCGACGGTTGGGGTATTCACTGGAATCGTACTCTAAAAAGCCACCCAAGAAACTACTTAAAACTGGACTCGTTGCCTTCGACGATAACCGTCAGTTTATGAGTACTGCCCATACCCACTTGATCGAGATGTTCCCTGACCTGATCGGCACGAAGATGCTTTCGCAGATCGTCGCCACGCTGAAATAAAAAACGCCGGGTTGATTGACTCGGCGTTTCCACTTCAAGCTGCTTATCAACGCAGCCTACACAATTTTGACTCCCACTCTGGCGGAAAATAACTTGCGTCATACCGCACCGGGACTTTGCCGTGTGTCTCCGCGTAAGCGTTCATCGCTCTGCACCGTTCCGTATTCCCGATGGTGATCACTTTATCGCAGGCTTCCAACATATATTGATCGCGCAGCCGCCGCCGCTCGATGATGCCGCGCCCATCGATGTCGAGTTGCTTGTAATGTTTTCGGCTAATATTATTGAATGGTGCGACGGTCACGCCATAGACGACGTGTATGAGGCTGTGCGCGATGCAGCTTTGCGCTAGGTATACATCCGCCCCATACCCATCGCCTAAAAGAATTTCTAACCCACCCCACGAGTGCAACCTGTGGAAGTACCACAGGTGAACGATCTGTCCTGTGAGGTGGCCGATCTGGTCTTGTGTCGGACTCTCCGACCCGACAATGAGGATGCGCGTCATTTCGCAATCCTCAGCGCTTGACGGGCGATATCCTCAACGGCTGCTTTGACATCCCACTTGCCTTGTAGCTTGATGTCCGCATCGTTGATGTCCATGAGTTTGCCGATGCCGATCACGATATCGGGGTTGTAGAGGGTGCGCGCCCAATGAACGCCATAGCCTCCGTTTTCACCGGGGAACGTCACTAACGGTTCACAGTTCTCGTTACCGCGCAGCTTCCCGGCGCGCCGCAGCGACTCGCGGTCTTTCCTGAACGCTCCCACATAACCCTCTCCGTAAAACTCTTGCCGATTTAATGCCACGCTGTAGGCTTGGAGTGGCGTGGTGACATCGGGTTCGATCAGCGTATAAGCCAACTGCGCCCGGCGATACGGTTGATTCGGGGATAAGTATTCAGGACCATGGCCTTCCATCATGATGCAGCGCACTTCTGCGCCGGTGGCCTCACATGCCCACGCAACAGCCAACGTCAGTTTGACCATGCGTCCGATAAAGCCAGAGTCTTCATTGACCTCGCGTACACCGACACTTGCCACGGCAAGTATTCGCGGCAAGTCGAGCGTGAGGCTACGCCGCACGTAAGGGCGCAGCTCGTAGGGGTCAAGTGTGCCGCGCTGCATCGCAGTGCCAACCGCGTGACGCTTACGTGGGTCAAGCCGTGCGCCAGTTACGAGATGTCGCTCTACCGATTGGCGTTCTGCGATTTCGCGTAAGGCTTCTTCGAGTGGGCGCGAAGCCCGACGCGCTTCTTCGCGCAGGGCTTCGGGGAAATTATGCCGCGTGCAAGGCATGTCATTGATGTGCAGTTCTACACTGGTCGCCTGTTGACCAGTCTCCGTTTTGTAGTCTGTCCAGCGGAAGATCGGTTTCATCGTCATCATCCTTAAGCGATGTACGCACGGTCTTTGACCGCGACGCGACTTAGAAATTCGATCTCGATAGCCAGATCAAACGCCCACCCAAAGACCGTTATCGCCTGTGCGATGCGGAGCATAGTGCGCGGCGACACGATAATGCGTAAGCCGTTGGCTTCGATGCGGTTGCGTGTGGTTTCTGCCCACTTCACAATCTGTTTTGACAACTTCGACTTGTACCCACGCGCCATCAAAATGTGATCCTCGTTTTCGTAGGTCGTGCTGATGAAACTCAGGCGGTCAAGTGATGCGCTGTCAAGCTGGTTACGTCCGACATACTGACGGTCTGCACCAGAGCCGAATGTGTTCATCGTGAGGATGATTGGGCATTTATCCGTTGGAAGGATTCGACCTTCCGGCGTTGATATAAATCGCTGGCTGTTGTCTGGTCCGGCATCCTGCAAAGCGTTTTGTAGGCTCATCATAACGCGGGGGTCGAGTGCATCAGCCTCATCAAGGATAAGCGCTTTGCCTTCCTTAAATGCGCGGGTGACAATCCCGTCGTGCCATTTCTCACCGCTTGCTGTCAGCATCATGCCGCCCACCAGATCAAGCACTTCGGTGCGATCTGTACAGGACAGCATCAGATACTCGATCCCTTGCGCCTTGAGCGCCATCTCCGCGGTTGTGGTTTTGCCATTCCCCGCTGGTCCCACAATGGCGATGCCTGGGCGATACTGGATGAAGATGTTGATCGTTGCCCACCATGACGGCGGTGTAAACCATGCGGGTAAATTAGCCACCGTCAAGTTAATGGTCGGTGCTGGCGCTTCTTCTTCGTCGGGTTCATTGACAGTTGGCGCTACGGGCTGGGGCGCGGGTGCGATGATCGTTATGGGCTGTATAGGCTTGAGAAGCCTAAGGAATTTTTCGGGTAGGTCTTGACCGGAAAAAACCCATAACTTGTTAGGGAATGATTGCCATCTGAAGCCCCAAGATTTCAGTGAATTGCGATAATCAAAAGTCGCGCCCGTGACTTCCCACCGCCCCATGATGCCATCATATTCGGCGTAGAGGTCATTGCCCCCGTAGTGCGTGATGGCTGGTGGTGCTGGTGCGGCGACTGGCGGAAAGTCGATGCTAGCAGCTATCGGCGCGGGTGGTAAGAAATCATCGAACTCAGGTAAATCATCAATAACGACTGGTGGCGGTGTGGTCATGTCGATCATAAAATTCTCCGTCTTTGCTTTCTCAGTGTGTGTGAACTACATCAATAGTATACTTGAACAGTTGATTAAGCGCAATAGAACGGGTGAGCTAATATGAAACACGGTTATAGCCGTTTAATTCTTAGCGCGAATTAGCTTGCTGGATTGATCTTGCGTTTCTTGCCACGTCCGCCGCGATTCCGGCTGTCAACGTGGCTATCGAAGTAAGCGCGGTTCGCTGCGATGTCCTCATCAGTGAAGATGCGTAAGCGATCATTGACCTTCGTGCCGGGCGCTGGCAATTTATCCAGATGATTTAAGAATGTGTGGCGTGATATATGAAGCATCTCGGTCATTTGTTTTGTGGTATACATTTGAACCCCCCCCCATTATTGGGTGCTGTTTATAAGGTGTATCATTGTATAATATATCTAAGTTCTTTAACAAGTCAATACCGCGGTTCATCGGGACGCTTTAAAAGTTAAACCTACTGCCATCTTCGGCAGGGTGCTAACGGCACATAGGGGAACTAAGGGACACGCCGCCCCACCCTTGACGAAAAACAAATGTTCTATGCTCAAATGGTCGGAACATTTGTTCTACCGCAATACAATAAAAATCCTGAGGCTCTGGTTGGAGCCTCAGGTTAGGGGATTAGCGGGGATTATTCAGTAGGGGTAATCGCCACTTTGAGCGCTTGAATCCGGCGCAACAAATTTGTTACACCATAAGCGGTCAAAGTTTGTTTTTTGTTTTCCGGGTCAAGGTATTCCATTGCATAAATGACACGGGCGGGGTCACTCAATTCACCAACTTGATAGTAATCTGAGGCCGCCGCGGTAAACAGTGTAAAGTGTTCGCCGTTAATAATAGCGAACCCTTCATCGCCGCCCATCTCTGCAAGCGTCAAAATGTTCACATCGCCAGTATTCGGAGTAATTTCGTAAACCGTTTTACTGGCGATATTCCCATCAAAAGACCGCTTGGCGCGTTCCGCACGGGCTGGCGTAATACTGGACAATTCCGCTAGGCTAATGCGCCCAATAACGCGGCTGCCCTTGATTGTCACTAACTGCAAGGTATTCGCCGGAATACTTTGCAATTTGCCGAACCCGCCCAAAGTGGCGGCAAATTCAATTGTCTCATTATCTGCCATGAGACTTATCTCACTGGCATTGATTCCGAGACGGCTAAAAAATGTGGTGATGTTTTCGTTTTGCATGATGACTCCTTATGTGTGAGAGCCAGGGCGAATGATTTTTCGCACGTCCGGCGTACCGCTCATGCTTTGCAGTACATCTATATTATACAACGTTGTTGAACATAAATACGTAAAGGTTCGCGGGTCATTTCATGGTTATGGGGTAGGGCGATAGGGGTAGATTAAGGGTCTGTTCTGTTGTATTCTATAATTGTTTAGTGTTGATATGTTCTAGTCGTGTTCTATTGGTCTTAACGAAACCAGCGTCGGGGGTAGGGTGGCGACTCCCCCCCTGATTTCTAGTCGTCGCTTGTACGGTGTGCCACCGCGCTATTTAGTTGTATCTATATTATACAATGTTGTCCCACATTGACAGCACCCAAAAAGTGGGGGGTTACTCAATACTTTGACATTAGGACGGTTGTTCTATTAAAATAGATGTAAGACAAAATTAAGACGGTTGATGCCGATGACAAGATGTATGCTAAACGGCCTCATAGTGTGGCCGGAAAATTATAATAGGGGTGACGTTGAAGCGATTGCGTTAAGCATTCGCCATTTTGGATTCAACAATGCGCCGCGCATCTGGCGTGATGTGCATGTTAGAGCCAACAATCACACGGTCTTAGCCCTTCGATTGATTCAGTCAGAAGGTGCGCGCCCCGGCCTTGATCACAGCTACCCGCCGCAGAATGTGCATGTCGATAACGGTGCATGGTCTATCGACACGGTAGACATCTCTCATCTCTCCGAGCCTGAGGCCGTCGCATTTGCGATTGCCGATAATGAAATCGCCCGGTCTTCGGTGCGGGATGATCGACTCTTGCTAGAGTACCTGGAGTCGATGGTGGGCGATGTGCGGCTGGCGGTTGGCTTCGATGACAGCGCGTTAAACGACCTTCGGGCATTGGTCGATGACATGAGCGCCGATGAAGCTAAACGCGATGCGCCAGCCGTTTCGATGCGCGGTGAGGAGCTAGTCGCTAAGTATGATGTGCAACCCGGTGACCTGTGGCTGATTGCAAGTCAAAGCGTTTCTGGTACTCACCGATTAGTTTGCGGCGATGCGACTCAATCTGACGATGTATGCCGAGCCGTCGATAACTCTATTGCTTCGATGCTCTTAACCAGTCCGCCTTATAACGCCGGATCGAGTGAAAGCCTGTCTGGAAACACCCACACCGATAATACTAAGTATGTCGCTGGCGGCGATGATGCGTTATCCGTCGATGACTACCTGCGGCTGCTGATCGATTTCACCCAGTCGGCGATACCCTATGCGCGATGGCTATTCATCAACATTCAATCATTGGCTGGTAACAAGCTGGCCTTAATCGACTATCTCTACACGTTCAAAGCGCACTACGCCGATACCCTCATCTGGTCGAAGGACAACGCACAGCCTGCTATGGCGGAACGGGTCATTAATTCCGGCTTTGAGTATGTGCATGTCCTGAGCCAGTCGAAATACCCGACACGCGCCATTGGCACAAAGGACTTTCGCGGCACTGTCGATAATGTCTTCACTACTTCGGCACAGCGTCAAAACGAATTTGCCGATCTACACGCCGCGACCATGCCGCTTGATGTAGCTGGGCACCTCATCGCGAACTTTACCAACCGGGGCGAGCGTGTGCTTGACCCCTTCTGCGGTACAGGCACAACCATCGTTGCTTGCGAATCGCGGGGGCGGTTGGGTAGTGGGGTAGAGCTATCGCCCGTCTACGTCGCCTGCACACTGGAACGCTTGACTCTCATGGGATTAACAGTGGAGCGCGGCTCATGAACCTATGGGATCAGCAGTCGGACGAGCCGGGCAACTGGTTTGATCGCTTTGAACGTTATCGCCTGCTAGGGTCGAACCGAGCAAAGCAGGCTGTCTACAATGCCGAGCGCAGCGACTTGGGCAAGCCAGCCGCTAAAGCCATCCCGAAACCTTGGCGTGACACATCCGATCTATGGAACTGGCAATCCCGCGCCGAAGCGTGGGACGAATTTGTACGGGAAGAAAGACGCGCCGCCGAAGATCAGAAGCGCCAGACAGACCGCGCCCGTGCTGTCGAACTGCGTCAGGTGACTATCCGAGCGCTTCAAGCGATCTTGGGCAAGGTCATTACCGCGCAGCAGGAACAGGTGGCCAAACTTTCGATGAAAGACCTCAAAGACCTTGCTCAAGCAGCCGCAACCATCATGAAGGAAACGCGACTGGAGTTCGGTGAGCCTACGTCATTCGATGTTAGCCTGACATGGGAAGATGTGATGCGAGGCAAAGACTGATGGTTCGCGCCATGCCTACACCCGTCGAAGTCGCCAATGATGCGTCGCTCTTTGCCGAGGCATTTCTTTACGTCCAGAACAAAGAAAAGCAGTTGGTCAGGTTTCGGCACAACGCCGCACAAAGACATTACCTAGCCCACCGCACCCGGCGCGATCTGGTCCTGAAGGCGCGACAGTTGGGATTTTCAACCGCCATTCAGGGTGAGATGTTCCGATATGAGACGACCCGGACGGCAACGACGGCGACACTCTCCCATGACGATGAAAGCACTCAAAAACTGAGACGCATGAAAGACCGGTTCTACAACAATCTCCCGACTGGCTTTCGCCCCAAACGTCACTATGCAAACGCCACCGTGACGACCTATCCGGGTCTGGATAGCGAGGCGGTCATCATCACGGCTGGCAACGTCCACACCGGGCGCGGCGGCACCTACTCCCATATTCACGGTTCAGAGGTCGCCTATTGGAAGGATGCCGAGTCATTGATGGAAGGCATCATGCAGGGCGGAAATCCCTCATGGATTGTGCTGGAGTCCACGCCCAACGGCGCACAAGGTTGGTTTTACAATGCTTGTATGAGCGCTATGGATGGAGATAGCGCGTGGTCGCTGCATTTCTATCCTTGGTTCAGCGATCCGGCCTACTGCATATCGCTTAGGCGCGGCGAAGACCTTGAGTACACCGACGAAGAATTAGAAGTGATTGACCTCTATAACCTATCGCCGGAGCAAATCAAGTGGCGACGCAGTAAGCAACTCGAATTAAAGCATCGCTTTCTCCAAGCCTATCCTGAGGATGCGCGGTCATGTTTCCTGCTGTCGGGCGGTGGTTACTTTGGAGACCTGACCGGAGTGTTCAGCGCGTCGAATGGTGTCGAACCCGGCGACGGACGCCACTACGCCGGACTCGATTTCGCGCAGACTGTCGATTACACCGTGTTATCCGTCATTGATCTGGTCACCATGCGGCAGGTCGATGTGCTGCGGATTAACCGCTTGCCTTGGGCAGAGATGCGGCGGCAGATCGTGGCGAAACTCAAACGCTGGAACGTGGTGACGTTGGTCGCGGAACGCAACAGTATGGGCAGCACCAATATTGAGGCGCTTCAAAGTGAGATGCGCGCCGCCGAATGTAAGACTTCGGTGAAGGCGTTTACCACCAGCGCATCCAGCAAAGCGCAGATCATGGGCGCGCTGCATGAAGCGCTGCACATGGGCGACTTGAAGCTGCTCAACATTCCCGACCAGCGCCGGGAGATGCAAGCCTTCACCGCCAAGCAAACGATTACGGGCGTGTGGCAATACAGCGCCCCAGACGGCGAACACGACGATTTTGTTATAGCCAATGCCTTAGCATGGCATGGCGCGAATACCGCACCCGTAGCGAGTGTTACGGTGCTGAGGCAAGGGAAACGATAATGGGACCATTACAAAGACTCCAGACACAAGCCTCGCGCGCATTTATCACTGCGGGGTTAATGTTGGCTAAACAGAACAGCCGAGCGCGCGGCGGTTATGAAAGTGGCTATCGCATACGCCAGCAGCTTAAGGACTTCGACTTATCGCCGGACGATCTCGCTCGCGCCGCCGAAGCGGTTGTTTGGGCTGATGTCTGCATCCACATTCGAGCGCAGGCCGTAAGTCGTTTCAAACGGACGATCAAAAATAAATATACGGGCGAGCCGATCCTTAACTCGCCGTTTCAAAAAGCCTTCGACCAAGCCTATTTACAGTGGCAGCAAAACCTTATTTACAACCATATGGCAAGCCTGATGATCTGGGGTGAGGTCTATCTTGAAAAAATGCAGATAGGAAATACTCATATCCCCGGTGGGCTGCGCTGGTTGAATCCCGCCGTAACCGCGCCTTTCGTTATGATGGGTGAGATCATCCGCTACGACTACAGCGGCGGGGGTGGCATGGTATTCTACGGTCTTGATGACATTGCGTATCATAAACTGATGCGCCCCTCTGACGACATGCGTGGCAAGTCGCCGCTGATGGTCGCTTTGGGGTCGGTCAACATTGACCGAAACATCGAGCGGTTTATCAAAGCCTTTTACAAAAACGACGCAACGCCGGGCGGCATCATTGTCGGACGCGATGGCACGGTTGTAGATGAAAACCAAGCGCAACTTATCCAAACACAATTCGCTGAACAGACTAAAGGTGTAGACAATGCCTTTAGCACAATCCTCTTGCCTTGGGCGCTTGAGTACATCAAGATGGGTGCAGAGCCACCCACGAGCCAGAAGGACAACGAAGAAAGCACCGCCAAGAAAATATGCGCGGCGTTTCGTGTGCCTATGTCGATGGCGGGAGCAGGGGGTGTAAGTGACCCGTTGAGCGCAGGCTCCACGATGGATGCACAGACGGCGAACTTTTGGGAGATGGTCGCCATCCCCGACGCGGAAGAAATCGCCATGTTCTACAATGCGGTGGTCATGCCTTGGCTCGACCCTACATCTGAACTGTGCTTCGAGTCCGAGCATGTCTTGGGACTGATCCACAACACCAAAGAAAAGACCGACATCCTGAGTGTGCAGTACAACGATGGGGTTATCACCCTCAACGAGCGCCGCGAAAAAGAAGGCTATGAACCTTTACCCGGTGGAGACTTTCTTATATTCAAGCCCGGCACCATCATTGTTCAGATTGAGGATTTAGAACGTGCGCCTGAGATTATCCAGAACGCAGCACACGCCGGGATGCTGGCAACGGCTACACCAACGATTGACGTTACACCTATACAGCCTGTATTAGAAGCGCCGCCCGTTGTACCGCAACTCCCTGCACCAGCAACAGCGGACAAGGATGTCACGCCACCAGCGGGCAAGTCTCTCTATCTGACGCTTTCTCTCAAAAACAGCCCTGATTTGATCGCGCTGCAAGGGCAGGTTAAAATTCTGCTTCCTGATGCACAAGTTGAATGGAACGCGGCAGACACCTTTCATGTCACGCTCGTGCATATCCCCGCTGCGACAGATGAACAAATTAAGGCGCTGCAAAGCACACTTGCAACCCTTGAACTACCTACGTTAAGTCTTCCTATCGGTTCGTTGAGGACGTTTGACAGTCTAGGCAGTCACGCGATTCATTTTCGTTTGAAGGGCAGTAACCCCGATCTGCGCGACCTGCAAGAAACACTTTATGATCTGTGCGTCGATGACGGTTTACAGATGAGTACCTACAGTAATCCGGTCAACTATGTACCACATATCACGATGGGTAAAGCGAAAGAACGGCCTCGCGCTGTACCGTTTAATCCTAAGTTGAGCGTATCCCCTGTTAGCTTGCAGATCGGTGTAGACGACACCATCATTCAGGAGTTACCGATTGGCGAACAGCCGGACGACCCTACGCCCGAACCAGACGACGAACCAGCGCCAGTCGAAGACATCACCGCCAAGTCTACGCTTGTGCTTGATGAGCTGCTCAAGTGGCAGCGGTTTGAGATAAACCGCGCAGGTAAATCCAACGTCCGTAAATTCGGGACGGACATCATTCCGCCCGAATTGGTCAATAGCATTCAAGCCAGCCTAGACGCAGCCAATGACAAACCCGCCATGAGTGCGGTGTTTGAGGCCGCTCGCAAGGGGCTGGAACTGTGGGATATTTATGTTGAGTTGCGTGAGGCATTGCTCCCGCGCCCGACTATCAAAGCCTACACGACCACCCGCAGCGAGTTCATTGATACCTTTGTGGCACTCTTTGAGTCGGGTCGAAACAATGAGGTTAACCGTCGCCAGTTCGCGTCTCGGATGCGCTCGCAACTAAGACGCTACGGATTGATTGCTTTCCGTGATGGTTTAGAATCGGGCGGCATGACCAGCGAGAGTTTATCCACCGACGATGTAGCGGTGTTCCGTGATTGGTTAAGTGAGCAAAGTAGTCGTGTCACTAATCTTGGCGCGGAGATGTATACCTCTGGCTTAACCGAAACAGAAGTAAGAACACGAGCGCAGTTATGGGCAAACCTAAGCCTTGACCGCATTTACGATGAAGGAAAGACTCGCGCTAATCCGGGTCAAAAATCAGTCTTCCGCCTTGGTGGCACAATCCAACATTGTGCGGACTGTGCGTTTTTGGATGGTAAAATTGCAACCCGGGATGATTGGAATAAGTCGGGATGGTCGCCACGCTCCGGCGTTTCAAATCGTCACGCTTGCGGCCAATGGAACTGTAACTGCCAGCTTGACGACACCGATGAACCCGTAAACTTTAATCCTCTCGAATACACGACGCGGGGCAGGGCGAAGGCTGCTTATGACAGTCTCAGCGAATGGCCGGATATTCCCGACTCGCAACCCGCGCCGGAGGCGGTCACCGAATGATTGACATCTCGCTTTCCGTTTCGTCCGGTCTTGCAGAAGCACTACGCGGCCTTGAGAAAAAAGCAGCGCGCAAAATCTACCGCGTAGTGGCGCGTGTCATCATCCCGCCGCTGGAACGCGAGCTAGATCGACGATTGCGGTATACGCCGCCAAAACCGGATTATCCTATTCGGTGGGCGAGTGAGCGTCAGCGGCGCTATGTGATGGCAAAGCTGCGTAAAGAGAACAATCTCCCATACCGACGCACAGGAGCATTGGCGAAAGGTTGGGAGACAAGTATCGACCTCAACAGTGGCGACGTGACCATTAATGTTGAGAACGCAGCGCCTCAAGCGCGTTATGTATACGGTCCAGATCAGCAGCCGTTTTTAAACAAGTGGCCTGTGGTTGAAAACATCGCATTAGATATCGGCGCGGAACTTGAGGACAACATCATTGAGATGTGGCCTATGATCGTCCAAGAGTCGCTTGATGAGAACTGATGTGCTATAATGGTGTGTATGAATTACGATCTAACCACCAACCAAGTTGAGCTTCTACTTTTCATCGAAATCCATCGCCGGATGTACGGCTACGCGCCGACACTTCAGGAGATCGGCACAAAATTTTACGCCGATCACGCCACCGTATACGGCTGGTGCGAGAAGCTCATCAGGATGGGTTATTTGATGCGGAACGGAAGACCAAACCGCTGTTATGTAGTCGCTATGGATAGGTTGGCTGCATGGGCGTGGGCGTGGCGAGAGGTCGTGTGATGGGTTGAAAGCAGGTAAACGATGAGCGCAGACGAGATAATTGTTGGTAGCAAGCGGTGTGCGAAATGCAAGGAAACGAAGGCGGTGAGCGCGTTTTCGCGGGACAGCACGAAAAAAGATGGATTACTTTACCAGTGTAAAGAGTGCGCGAGAGAGTACGCCCGCGTTTACAAGGCTGCTAATCCAGAAAAGATGAGAGAGTACAATCGCGTTTACCGGGCTGCTAATCTAGAAAAGGTGAGAGAGGCAGACCGCGTTTACCGGGCTGCTAATCTAGAAAAGGTGAGAGAGGCAGACCGCGTTTACCGGGCTGCTAATCTAGAAAAGGTGAGAGAGGCAGACCGCGTTTACCGGGCTGCTAACTCAGAAAAGTTGAACGAGAAAGGCCGCGTTTACTACGCTGCTAACCCGGAAAAGGGGAGAGAGAGAAAACGCGTTTACTACGCTGCTAACTCAGAAAAGGTGAGAGAGTACAATCGCGTTTACTACGTTGCTAACTCAGAAAAGGTGAACGAGAAAAGCCGCGTTTACTACGCTGCTAACTCAGAAAAGTTGAACGAGAAAGGCCGCGTTTACTACGCTGCTAATCCAGAAAAGTTGAGAGAGAAAAACCGCGTCTGGCAGGTTGCTAACCCGGAAAAGGTGCGGGTTCACAGCCAGCGCCGCCGCGCCCGTAAAGCTAACCTCCCCAACACCTTGACCACCGCCGAATGGCAATATGCCATTGATTACTTTCATGGCTACTGCGCGGTATGCGATAGACCGTTAAAGGATTTATTCGTCACGCACACCGCTTCCGCCGATCACTGGATACCACTCACCAAAGGCGGCGGGACGACAGCGGATAACATCGTGCCTCTATGTCACGGTGAGGACGGATGCAATAATTCCAAGCATAACGCTATGCCAGAAGTGTGGCTTGCCCTGAAATTTGGCAAACGGAAGGCGCGAGTAATCTTGAAGCGCATCAACGCATACTTTGAATTGGTAAAAGCAAAGGATAAGGAAGTCGCATGACTGACCGTCAAGGCGGACAGCGCAGACGGTCGAGCGAGATGTGGTTGAAATCGGTGTGCAGGCTACGCTGCCGATGATGGAGATGATGGGTTGAACGCGGCGGTCTTTTGATTCACCTATTCCATTTGACTTAACGAACAATTGTGCTACACTATTGTTCAACAATTAACTCTGCGCGGAGTGTTGCCAATGCCTTGTCTATTCAAGGTGTTGGCAACACTTCTTTTTATTTTGGGGGTAGGTCGTGATAGTTCCAGCTTTGAAGATGTTGGGTGATGCAGGGGATCGCATCGGCGGCTATCTGGTCGTCTTCGGCAGTCCAGCACAAAAAGACCTGACAGGTGAATATTTTACACCTGAGACTGAATTGGGCTTGGATTGGTACGCACAGCGTCCCATGCTCTACCATCACGGACTCGACGGCGAACTTAAGACAGCGCTCATCGGCACAATCGACACGCTGAAAGTAGATGCCGTTGGCCTTTGGGCGGAAGCCCAACTCGACATGCGTAACCGCTATGTTGGGGCTGTCCGCAACCTCGTAGAGAAGGGCGCTCTTGGTTGGTCGTCCGGTAGCCTTCCGCATTTGGTGGAAGTCGCCGCAGACGGACGGATTAAGAAGTGGCCTATCGTCGAAGGTAGTCTCACACCCACCCCCGCTGAACCGCGCAGAACTAATGTCAGTAATTTGAAAGCCGCCATTAGAGGCGTTAACGGTTTCAAGACTCTGGAAGACCTTTTAGGTGAAGCAGAGAGCGACCCTGAACGCGAGACGGCACCATCCGAATCTCAATCGCAAACAGGAGCAAAGACCATGACCATTCGTGATTTAGTCCTAGCGGTTTTCGCCGCTATGGGACTTGATGTACCTGCTGAGGAACAACTCGCGCAGATCGTCACCCAAGTTGAAGCCGCAAACAGCAGCGTGGGCGGCGAACAAAAAGCCGATCCGGTAGCCCAGGCAGCCCTACCCGAAGAAGAAATGATGAAAAATGTCGAAGACATCATTCCGCAAAAGACGATTAACACCGCCTTTATCAAGACTGTGATGGATGTCATCAACAAATACCGCGCCAATGCCGTTATTGCTGAGGCTATCAAAGCCAATGTAGGACATGGCGGCACGAGCCGCGCATCTGGCGCACAGGTCAACCCACCCGCGAACAAGCCGACACAGATCACCGTTGGTAGCAAGTTTGACCCACTGACCGCCCATGACTTGGCGCTTGGTTATCAGATGCTGCGCGGACGGACGAGCGATGAATATCGCAAAGCGATGACCTATAAAACCGCTCAACTGGTCGAAAAAGGCGATGTCGCCGCTAATGATCTGGCTGTCAAAAGTCACTTCCCGTTTTTGAAGGCTAGCGAAGTCATGGCTGCTGATTCAGCAGGTTTTGGCGACGAGTGGGTTTTCAATTACTACGGGACTCAACTGTGGGAACAAATCCGCGAACAAACACCCGTCTATCAGAAGATGCTTTCTTATGGCATGGATGAAGCCGAAATTCCACAAGGATATGAAGCTGAAACCATCCCGCTTGAAGGCGCTGATCCTGATTGGTATGTTTCCACCGGGGGGGCAGATGAAAACGCAAGTAGCGGTATGGTCACCCCTACATCGGCCTCTTCAAAATTCGGGACGGGACAGAAAAGCGTCACTGTCGCCAAGCTGTCTACACGTCTCAACTACCAGCAGGAACTGGAAGAAGACAGCATCATCAACATCGTCAGAGAAGCCAACCGCAAGATCAATGTGAGTGGTGCGGAACAAATGGAACGCATCCTGATTAATGGGGATACCGCCACCGGCGCGAGTACGAACATTAATTTGATCGATGGCACTCCGGCAACGGCACCCTCCAAACCGTCCTACACACTGTTGAACGGCTTGGCGAAACTGGCGCTGGTGACCAATACCGCCAATGCCGCTGACGCAGCTAACACGCTGGCAGATACGATTTTCTTGGCACTGCTTCCGCTGCTAGGCGTGGACGGTAAACATGCCACCGACCCAAACAAGGTGCTGTACATCATCGACAATTCAACGTACTTCGCAGCGCTCAACCTTGCCATCTTGAAGACGCAAGATGTCTTCCCGACGGCCACCATCGTTGAAGGTGTGTTGCGTCGGATTTATGGCATTGAAATTGTGCGCTCCGGCTTCTTCGGCAAAGGCAATGCCACAGGCAAAGTCAGCGCGACGGGTGGCAACAACACCAAAGGCCGCATCCTACTGGTGCGACCCGATCAGTGGGCGAGTCGCTGGAAGCGTCGTATGCAGGTTTTTACGACCTACTATCCGGCATCGGATACAACTCAGGTTGTGGCGCATATGCGTTGGGGTCTGGCGTTTCGTGACAACGAAGCCGCCGCGATTGCATACAACGTCAGCACGACTATCGCCTAATCCGTCTGCTGCATAAGCAGGCAAGTAAAGAAACTCTTTCCTGTCCATTAACGGAGGACTGTAGAAATGACCCAGAAAACTTATATCCCGCGCATGGGTGAAGACGCAGATTTTGGAAATCTCACCGCCGCCACATTGACTGTTGGCGGCAACGCGGTGAGCATGACCTCAGTGCTGCTTGGTGCGGGGCAAGTCGTTGATCTTAACGGCGAGAATGATGCGCTTGTTTTAGATGCCGATGCCGATACCACCATCAGCGCCCCAACGGATAACCAGATCGACGTTGAGATTGCCGGGGCGGACGACTTCCGTTTTACCGCCAATCTCTTTGAAGCGTTGTCGGGCAGCCTAATGAAAGGCGAACTTCGCCAAGCGGTGCAGACCTTAACTGCCACCGGGGCGATTACGCTGCGCTGCGGCTTGGTGATCCTCAGTCATGCGACGGTAGTCATCGCGGCAACTTTAGTTGCGCCTACGGCGGGTGACATGCTCATCATTGCGAATGGCTCTGCATCGGGAACGGTTGCACATACCGTCACGCTTTCGGGTGTGACTTGGAACGGGACAAACAGCGTTGCGACACTGGATGCACCAGGCGAAGCGCTGCTTGTCATCGCACTTTCTGCAACCCGCTTTTTAGTGCTGTCCAACATTGGCAGCGTAGCCTTCTCATAGGAGGTGTACAGATGGCTATAACAATTTCCGTACACAACAACTATGGCGGACGACTGACAAATGAAGAACGCATCGAGCCGGGCGAATATGAAGATACTGATCCACGCCTCTTTGGGCTGGCTAAGTACCTCGTGGAGAACGGTCATGCGGAAGTCATCGCCGAATCGTTACCCGAAGAAGTCATCGCGCCTATCGTCCCAACCGACCTAGACCGCGACCCGGAACTTGATCCTTTAACGGATGAGGAACTGGCTGCACTTGAAACGCTTGCCAACGAGCAGCATGAAGATGCTGCACCTGTCGCTAAAACCGCTAAGAAGGGCGGTAGAAAATGAAAGACTTCCAACACTGGGGGGAAGTTGACGAAACAGGGCAGACCATCCGTGACACGCAGACTTGCGCCGTCACGGGTGCGTTTGTGCCGCATGGCGAAGGGGCGCAATGCTTTATCAGAGAAACGATGTTGTTCTATCGCTTGACCCGTCAGGCGCGGAATGGCATCACGCAAGAACAGCGCGCCACCGTTGAGGAGCAAATCCGCAGCGCCAAGCAGTTAGGTATCTCGCAGGAGACACTTAAACGCATCGCGCCCGAAATACTTGAATGGGTTGACCCGGAAGCCGAACCGAAAGTGAAGCGTAAGTAATGCTCACGACCTTTGATTTAGTGATTGATGAGATGCGAGAGACAGAGGAAAGCTACGTCACGCCAACGGTGCAGGATAAGCAATACATCCTGAGAGCAATAGACGATGTGCTTGCAACCGCCGAGCGTAACACGCGGCGCAGCCTAGCACCCCGTCTTGAGACGCGCAAATTCGACGCTTTACCCATGTCGTGCAATGGTCTGGTTTATGACGATCTACTTTTCCTAGACGCTGAACTGTTGACCGCCTCATCAATCACAGTCGAAGGTTCGGCGCTTGCGGCAAGTGCCTATACGCTCATGCCGCAAGAGGATAAGCACAAAACCAAAATCCAGATCATTGACGGGTCTTGGTTGGGTGCAAGCGTTCCGGCTGATGCTATCGCGGTGGCGGGTGTTTGGGCATACCACACGCAGCCGAGCGAGGCGTGGCTCAACAGTATGGACACGGTGCGGGATGCCCCACTGTCTTCATCCAGTCGCACGATCACCGTCACCGACATCAAAGGCGAAGACGAGCGCTTTGAAACGCCGCGCTTTTCACCCGGTCAGTTGCTCAAGATCGGGAGCGAATATATGCAGGTGCGTAAGGTCACGATCTCAGTCGCCGCTACACCTGTCCACACGCTTTCAGTCATGCGTGGAGTACGCGGCACCACCGCAGCCGAATACGCGCAAGGCGCGCCGATCACAATCTGGCGGCCTGACCCAAGTGTCCGCTATTACGCGACGCGGTGGGCAGCTTACAAATTTCAACATCGTGGACAGTTCATCAAAACGCAAGTTGACGGCATGACCGCTATTGAATGGCCTGTGGATATGCCCGATGAATCAAAGTTGTTTTTCGCCTCACTGGTACGTTTGGCGAGGATTAAAAAAGTATGACCGACATTCAATACTTGTACCTTGATGATGCTGTAGAGCGCATCGTAGAAGCGTGGGAGGAGATGACCATTCCGGCATCACCGCCGCGCTTGAAGAAGTCGCTTAAAGTTGTGCAGGCGGCACAGAAGTTCTTACTTCCTGTTCCGACAGCCTTCCCGTGTGTGATGCTTTATCCGGGCGGGTTGACTGCTGGCGATGCTGGCGAACCCTACGACGAGCAGGCGATTACCGTCATCAGTCGCTTCCTGATCGGGAAGGTGCAGAGCAACCTAAAAGGCGAAAATCAAAAACTATTATGGCTGTTTATCCCGTATGCGGTCAACTGGTTCAATGCCCATTCTGACCTTAGCTGGAAGACGGGACAAGCTGACCTTTGGCTAATACCGGGCGGTGCGTTTGTGACATCTGTAACGCGCAACGGCTTATTTCGGGATGACCCGGAGCATGTCGGCTTTGAACTAAGCCACACCTTGAAATTCAATATCGAAAATGAAGAAGCCATCTGGCTAGGAGTTTAGGCTATGGGAAGTCCGTTTAAGCGCTATATAGCTGGCGGCAGTAAAGAGACGTGGGGCGCATTCTACGATACCAACGGCATGTTATGCGGGAGCGTAACCGCGTTGGCTGCTGGCGAGTCATCGTCCCTGCTGCGTCTCAATGCCGTCAAAAAGATGAGTGTGGCAACACCAGAACGCACCCGCGAAAATCAAAGCGGTGATGATATCTCACAAGGCTTTCTCACGTTTGACCCTATCGAGAATACAACCACCGACATTGATATGGGCGTGGGCGACCTTGACCGCGAAGCAGCGTTGCAAGGAACAAAGGTCTATGACGTGGGACCATTCGAGATTGTGGGTATTAACCCACAGATCGAAGACCTCCCGCCGATGATGCTACTCAACCACAGCAGCGCGAAGAAGCGCGTGTATGGGGAACAATCTCAAAAAGGCTATGAGTTCATCATCATGAATTATGGCGAAATTGCAGTCAAAGGCGAGAGTAGCCGTGACGAGCGCGTTTTGCGCGACTACACCCACACGGGTACATGGGAACGTACAACCGTATGGCCTTGGGGCAAGATCATGACTTTGGCTGCTGAAGGGTCGCTTGCCATGTCTGGCGGACGCGCTATTGCAGTAACGCCGCCGCACATTGACATTTTTCAGGGCAATGGTGTGTTAACCACCATGACACTTTCCAAAAAACCGCTTAGCGATCATACCACTACGAATATCGTGGTCTATCAGCAAGACACGTCTACAAGAGTGTCCACGCTTTTGGTGCCGACTACTGCATGGACGGTTGTTCCATCAACCGGAGTTGTCACGTTTGCAGTCGCGCCCAGCGCAACCAAGCGTAACTACATCGTGTATTTGAGGGCTTCTTAACATGGAACGTGCCAGCGAAAAAGGCGAACTCTTGGGCGTGACTTTTACGGTCTATCGTGAAAACCGTATGGGTCAAGCGCAGCGCGGCATCCTCTATAACGACTTAGTAGGTGCGGTTCGGGGATTTAATGAGGAAGGTAACCGCCTACCGCTTCGTGTTGAAGATGCTGAAATCTATGTTCTCTTGGCAAGCAATAGCTGCGAAATTATCAGCGATGATCCAGCGTGGAATATTCCCGCCTTTCATGTGCCTATCGCGCAGCATGTTAATGCCGTCACCCTTTGGATGGAAACAGAGCCTAGTATCGGGAACGCCATTAGTGCCGCGTTTGATCGGATTAACGCGCCGCTGGTGCCGCGCCCGATTCTGCCTGCAAGTGAACACACTGAGGCGGAAAAAGCAGACCCGAATTTTTTAGACGAAGGCAAGACTACCAAAAAAGGTTAAGCGATCTCGCCCGACAGGTCGCGCTGCGCGAGGCGGGATTGCTTAAAAGCGACCACGAAGATGAGGAGATAGAAGGTTACTTTGACCCGGACATGGTGATAGAAGCCTATTTACACTATCGGGACAAGAACCTCCTACCATTCGACGGTGGCGTACTTGAGCAGCCTAATGGGTTGCTCGATGGGCTGCGACTGATAGACCGTATGGTCTCTTGGTGGCTCGTTGAAAATGAACGCGACGATCCAGACGAATTACCTTCATGGGGTGATTTTATGAGACTAAAGACTGAGTGATCAAATGACCGTTGTAGAAGCGCTGCTTAAACTTAGACCCGACCAGCGAAGCATCGGCGATAGTATCAAGGCTATCGGCTCTGTTGAGTCGCGTCTTGAACAGGTAGGCAAAGGCGCTGAGGCAATCGGCAAGGCCGCCAGCATTGCAGGTCGATCCCTTAAAGATATGGCGGCGCAAACCAACGTCAACCCCGCAACACAAGAATTAGCCACTCTACGATCTGAACTGGTATCAGTGCAGAACGAAGCCGTTAAAACAAGCGCGGCACTGCAAGACATTAAGAAGCCGGATGTTAGCGGTTCGGTTGGCGACATCAGTACATCATTGGGCGCGGCGGGGTCTGTCGCCTCGCTGGCGGGTGGTGGGGCGCTGCAAGGGGCGCTGCAAGGTGGTGGGGATATTGCCGGACTGATCGAATACCTTCCACGATTTGGGGAGGGTATTCAGGCAATTGGCACAGCGGTCAACACCGCGACGGGACCATTGAGCAGTATGGCAAGTAGTGCGCTCTCTGCTGTACCCGGCCTGTCGAGTGCAGGTGCAGGACTCGTCACAATGGGGGTTGTTGGTGCTGCTGCTGGCGCGGCTATAGCATTCGCAGCAGTTGCATTGGGTGACTACAACAAAGGTGTGAACGAACAAGTTAAAGCGGTACAGTCTGCTACAGCGGGTCGGCGCTCCGTCAACGAACAGCTTGCCAGTGGCACACTTTCTACCGAAGTTGCACAGGCTGAGATTGAACGCCTGTCAGCACTCGTTACAAGTGAGCAGGGGGAACTTGCGCGCGCTCAAGAGGCTCGTCGCCGATTTAATGAGGGGTTTGGTGCCGCCGCGGGTATCGTCTCGATATTTGACAAGCGTGAGCAGTTGATTGTCAACCAGCGTAACGAGGCTCAAGACAATATCGATGATTACCGAGGCAGTATTACAGCGCTTCAGGCCGCGATGGATAACGGCAGTACGGCAGCCATTGATCGCGCACAAGCTGAAGAAGCCGCAACGGATGCCGACAAGCGCGGTATTGCCGCCTCAGACGGCGCAAAACAAAACGAGAATGAACTGTCACAAGAACGCGCTCGGTCTGCTCAGGTCATCGCGCAGCTTACCGAGCAGGAAGCGAGTATCCGCGCCGCCGCTTCGCAGCAGTCCGCGCAGACGCGGGAAGATCGTAAGATCAGAGACCGCCGCGCCGATGAAGATCAAAAAGAGTTAGCGATTGCGGCCAATGCCCGACTCAAAGCAATTCGCGCAGACGGCTTCAAGCAAATCGAGGCCATCACCAAAGAAGCGGGTAAGGCTGAGGTTCAGGCCACCGCGAAGGCGCGCAAAGACATCATCGCCGCCGAAGCGAAGATCAACAAAGACCGCGCCAAGCTGGAAGTCGATAGCCAAAAAGCAACACTTAAACGCGATGTGGATTTCTCCAAAGAACGCCAACGGGCAGCCAAAGCGCTTGACCAGCAAATCTTCGAGGGCGAATTAAGCAACGATATATTGAGCATAACGGTGGCGAAACGCAGAGGCGAAACCGAAGCATCGCAGCGCCAACAAGATTTTGATGCGACTAAGCAGGAAGCCGCAACGCAAAAAGAAGAACGCCTCGCCGAAATTCGTGCTGAGGGCGAAGCGCGTATCGCTGAAATTAAAAGCGGATTAGGCGAAGAACGCGCACAGATTCAGGCCGGACTTGTGGAGCGCCTCACGGCACAGCGGACGCAGAACGCGGCGGCTGTCGCTGGTGAGCAGGCACAACAGGCCACGCAGGAAGCCAGTCGCCAGAAGCGCAACACACGCCAAGCGGAAGATGATGCGCTGGCGGATCGTCGCCGACAGGAAGCGACCAACCGCCAACTCCAAGAAATCACCCGTAAGCGGGACGCTGAACTGCAAGGTATTCAGGCAGTGCAAACCGCCGCGCTCACGATGGTGCGAAGCGTCCAACAAGCCGCCGCAAGCAGGACAACCACGACTACTCAAAGGCCGACGAACAACAGTTCAAGCATTAGCGGGAGTGGGTCGTTTAGTGGTTCAAGCGCTCGACCAGCATCCGGCGGAGGAGGCGGCAGTTTTATTCAATTCGGTAAGGGCGGCCTCGTTCCGAAAGGTAAGGAAGTCTTCGCGCAGTTCGAGGGCAACCGCAATTATGACGAGGTGGTTTTGCCTTTAAACGCAGACACCTTATCCAGACTCGCGCTGAGTATGAATACGGGACAGGGTGGCGGATTCACCATGAACGGCGACATCGTTATCGGGGCAGGGAATCAAGTCACTGTCGATGATGTGCGCGGCGCACTCAAATCAACTGTACGAGAAATTTTAAAAGCAAATCAAGCCGCGCTGTCTGGCGCGAGGTAAGGAAATGCGATGTCGGATTACCACAGCGGCGGCTCGTATCGCTTGCGCGCCGGGTGGGTCAGTCGAGCCGAACTGGCAGCAGAGTATGAGATTGTGCGCTGGCCTAAAGCCGCCGATCAAAGGTACGCCCGATGGAAAATTCCAATGGACGAAGGGCGTTTGACCAATCGTTACGCGGAGGATGTTATCAGCTTAGGCGGCGCGGCCATCACGTTAGGCGAAGGTAACGACTTATGGCCTCTGGGCGGCTGGACAACGGGCATGACCACCTACGTTAAGGATACGATCTTTAGCGGACTCAATTGGGGGAAATTTACGATTATGACGTGGGATAGAAGCGTAGGCTGGATCGTCGTCCAGTGTTACGGCTATCTCAAACGTCCAGCGGAAGCGGGTACGCCCGGCTGGCGGAGGGGATTTAAGAGCTACAAAATTGAATGGGTGATTGTTGCTGATGCACCAGCGGGTCCCGATCTCGCCATCACTATGACGCATCCTGCCCCTGTGGCGGTCAACGTCAATAAAGCCTACACGATCACGGTCAACAATATTGGCTCTGCGACGTATGGGGATGTGGTTGTGAGCGCTGATGTGCTGGCATCGTTTACATTCGTCACCTTCGCAGGGACAGGCTGGACGAGAGAATACTTTGAAAGCGGGGTATGGGTCAGCACCGTTACAACTCCGGCGAATGTCACTAAAGTTCGGGCGACACTGGATGCTTCACTCGCAGCCGGAGCAACAGCCACTACGCTTACACTGACGATGAGACCAACGCTAACAGGTAGTTACGATGTGAGCGCCAGCGTGACCACACCGGGCGATGTGACCAGCGGGAATAATGCCGCAATAAATGTAGTGGTGGTCGTGTAATGGTTATCCTCTCAACGCCCGACAAAAACAAGATCACCAACGCCAAGCGTGTCACGGTACAGCCTGTATTTAATGTGGTGCCGCTCGTAGAGGTCGCCAGTGCGACACTTGCCGCAGCTCCTACTATTCCGATGATCGAGATCAGTGTGACCAGCACCGTAGGCTGGGGAAACTTCACGGTGGGGCAGGCCTTCACGATCAAGAATAGCGCAGGCAAAATCAAGACGTGGGGTGTTGTTCGGAAACAGCCTACACCCACCACGTTTTACACCGATGCCAAAAGCGAAGGTGATTTCGGATATGCAAGAGATGTAATGCAGACTGTCATCGCTGGCGATACCTTGCATATTTATCAGCATCGCCCGATGTGGGGGCTGCTCTCTCGCGCCACAGGCGAAGCAGCTTATAAGGCATGGGATTTGCCCTATGATGGTTCTGGGTCTCGCCCTGTACCCGTCGTCAACATGGGAACACATCAACAGCAGTGGGTCAATACCAGTGGTCGCGCTGTGTTCACACTCAACGCCGGAGGGTCATTCGATTGGTTGTACGGGTCGCCCGGCATCATCGCCTATGCATGGGGTCTGCCTGCTGGTGCGGTTATCCTGTCGGGGAGTTCTACGTCTTCGGTGGTGGTGGTTGATTTGCCTGCTGGATTCTATGAAGTGAACTGCACCGTGACGAGCATCAACGGACGGCAAGCCTCCGGTTGGCGCTGGCTGTTTGCCAACTCGGATAATCCCGCCAGTCCTTATGCACCATTTAATTATAAATATGGACTGGATGCCATCGGTGGGGATGCCTCCGTCAATGTTGGGCGTGAACTTTCGGTCACGGTGAAGGGTGAAGCGAAAGCCGCGCTCTATCCCGGCATGATGGGCGTGTTGACCAATCGCATTCTCTTCGACGGTCAGGAATTGGCCGAAGGCGTTATCACCAAGAGCTTTGTCGGGTACATGGATGACATGACCACCGAAGGCCAGCGCGGACGCAAAAGCGTGACGCTCAAGTTTTACGGCCCGCTGAAGCTGGCGCGCAGTATTCCGACTGCAACCCAATTGATGGAAGAAAACACAACGCCGACGGAATGGACTCAAGTCGCTCCGGCTTACACCCATCCGGGCTTTGCGGCTTATTATATCCTCCGCAATCATGCGACCTTCCTTTATAACCATGACTTTTATTTTAGTGCCAACCTGCTTGGGCTGCGCCGCCGTACCTATGGCTTTCGCGCTGAAAACATCGCTTCGCAATTGCAATTCTTGAATGAAATTTCAACGGGCGAAGTCAATTGTCGCAGCGATGGCACCATCTATTTTGTCCGTGAGCCGAACCATCTTCCCGGTGTGCCGCGTAATGCGCTCGATACCAAATACACCTGGACAGAGAACAGCGTCCGTGTGCCGCTGGTGCTTGAGCCAAAGCTGAGGCCGGACGTGGCGCATGTCATCCTTGATGGTATCTCACATGATGGCTCGGAGATTCCTTCGACCTATCGGGCATTGGCACCCGGCAGCGCTCAGGGACAAGGGCTGTCCAAGAGCGACCTTCCCGACGTGAGCGTAACCGCCGCTGGCGGACAAACAGAACTTGAATTTTTAGTCGGTGATGCCTTTGCCTATGCCAATAACCCGCTGGCAAGTCTGCCTTTAACTTTGCTGATGCCGCTGGACATCTTCGACCCCGCAGATGACGACTGGCATAAATTGAACGTACCTGAGGATTATCTTGCGTTTGAACCTGATCGGTTTGGGGTGAGATGGGGCGGTAGTGACGGGACCGGTATTCGTGTGCGTCCGGTACAGGTCACGCGCACATGGCGCAAGTTGGGCAATGTCTGGTTGATGGATATCGCTGTGAATGTCCGCACTGAAAGCGACGGCACACGCGGAATCTATCTCCCCATCGAACGCGGCGGGGCGGGTGGGTATGTTGACCCGGACGGTTGGATTGATACCGTTGAGCAAGTCTTTCCACCTGATCCGCCGGAAATTAATTTGGGTGCAGACTTTGCTCTAGCGATGCCTTGGAACTCCTTCGGTGAGCCGGGACTCTCCGAGAATTTTTTAGAGGAAGTCGTGAATTATGCGCGTGTGCGCGACTCTGGGTCTCAAGCGCTGGTTGGTCAAGTCCTTGATGCGTGTTGGTCGAAAGGTTTGCTCTATCCGTCTGTGTTGGTCGTTGTATGGGATGGCGGAATAACGCTCACGGTATCGAGTTGTCCTAATTTGCTATCTCCTGCGCCCATCTGGAATACGCAGACGACGATCATCACCGAAGGTTTATTCTATGGACGCGCCCGAATCGTGCAGAGTACCACCGCGCCTTACTTTCTGACGGTGGCCTATCTGTCTAGTTTCGGTGTCAAGATCAAACGCCGTTCCAGCGGTGGGTCGTGGGGGGCAGTGGTCAATGTCGGTTCAGGTTCGTTTATAGATGAAGCTAACGCTAACATGCCTTTGGGTATGGAGATTTCCGGCAGTGACATTTACCTACCGGGAACACTCGCCACCGGACGCTGGAAGTTAATGAAGGCCACCGGGTCAGCGGGAGCGTTCAGCGAGATTGCTAATCATCCGGGCGACGATCAAGCCAGCAGTGAACCCATGTCCACCATCAAGAAAGATGGTTCGGGCAACATCTTTACGACGTATAACATCTATGACGATACGCCCATCAGCACCACAATTAGCACTTTCCCGACAGGTAACCGGATTGACCTGCTTCCTAATACCGAACTGGCGTTGTCATCTGATGAGGCCGACGCTGATCAACAATCTATTCGGTACGGCGTTGATTATCTGGCGCAATCGGATGAGCAGAAATCAGGGACGGTATACACAGTGTCTCAACTGATTGGCAGCTTCACCACCAAACTTTTGTATCCAAGCGTCATTGCGGACCCGCCCGGCGTTAGTGGTACGCCAATCTATTGGCCTCCGGGCAACACGATTGACGGCGCGTATCGCGTGAATGTCACCGCTGAACTAACCATGCTCAACAGTAGGCGCGAGGTCTTATACTCGAAGCGCGTCCAGTTCCACACACTCGATAAAAGCCAGTCGTGGAGCGTGTCGTATATCGGCGCGGCGGCCATCTTTGGGTTTCCGTATTTTGTGCAGTTTAATGTCACGGCGGCGATTAATGTAACCTTCATTACACCAATCGAAAACGTGCGTTTTGTTGAAGTGCGCTTCCTCAGCGACTCAACGGAACTTTATGGAAAGTGGATTAACAACAGTGTGACACTTCCAGAACTCCAACTTGAAGCCGTCTTTGGCAGCCTCATTATCACCAACAAACGACAGGCCGGACGGCGCATGTATCGCGTCAGCGGTTCAAGCATCTGGACGGACGTTACCCCGACAGAAGAAAGAGTACCGCGCCATCCCTTCGCGCTTACGGCTGCTGGCAGCGAGTTACGCATGATCGCTACAGCGCTGGACGGGTCACGCGCTTTCTGGCGTTCTGGTGATGGTGGCACCCTTTGGGCGCAGGGACGCAGCACAAATTATAACTGGCTCAAGCGCTTACAGGCGGGTGTGTTCGTCGCGGGCGGGGACAATAAACTGGACATCTCTATTGATGATCTGAGTACGTTTGAGCCGCGTATTGGGACATGGTTGCAGAACGTGGGGCAGGTAGGCCGCATCGAAAACGCCCTTATATTGATCGAGAAAACACCATGAGTATTCTAAATGAAAGCGACCTGCAAGAGATGTACGTCGCCGCCCGCGACACTTGGTCGACGCATATTGAAACCGCAAAGACCTATCGTGTTGGGCGGGTGCTGACGGATGGCACTGTTCAGGTCTATGTCCCTAATCCCGAAATCCCCGGCATGGTGTGGGTGCGTCCATACACATCTAACTCGCTCGACGGCGAAGCGATACCCGCGCTTAACGTGTCGCTGGCTTCGGAGGAAATTGTCCCAAACTGCTTTGTCTCGGTCAAGCCTTCAGCCAAAGGGCTAACCATCGTCGGACGCGCGCCAGAAGATGCGCTCTACCGCGAAGGTGTACCAGTGCGTCCACAGCGCCCGATCAACATTTCACAATTCGATGTAGGGCTGCTGCGTCCGATGTATCCAACCGTCATGCGCTGTATTGTCTCTGAGGCAGCGTACACGCTGGGCAACCTACGTTATCTTGTCCTCAACCGGGACACGAAAGACTTTACCGCCGATATCCCCGTCACTGTTGGGTTGGCTGTGGGAATACTGGTCGAGATTGACCCGGCAACGGGGACGCTCTATTACACCACCGGGACAACCTTCAACACCAATTTGACGCTGAAGGATGTGTTTAATGTGAATCTCATCAAAACCGTTCAGCCGGGGCGGTTCGCTTCGGGGTGGGTCAAGCTCTACAACGGCATGACGGCAATCACCATTAATGAGGTACTGGCAGCACAGGAAGTCCTCGCCAAGTCAGGCAGCGGGGCAAGCGACATTGTGACCTATCGCGGACAGGTCGTGACATTTAACAGCCAAGTAGTAACATGGAGTGGGTTATGAGCAATGATTTAAGAAGTTTTCCAACTTGGTTTCAATCGGGACTGGATGCCGCTAAAGGCACACCCGCATACTTGGGGCAGACTTATTTCGCCACTGACACCGGAAATAGATACATCGCTACGGGTACAAGCTCATCGGGCGATTGGGTGAGCTTTAGCAGTGCTATTCCAACCCCAACCGAAGCGGGGCAACTCATTGTTTGCACCGCGCCGGGAACTTACGGGTTAATTGATCCAGCAAATAGTAGGGGTCAAATACTGGTCACCAATGCGAGTGGTGTTCCGACACTGCTTACGGTGGGGGCAAACGATCAAACGCTGTTAGCCGATAGCACAACCGCTACAGGTGTAAAGTGGGCTGCGCCTCTACCGAAGACCTCCGCTCGGATTGAAGGAGTCAATGGCACACCGACGTACAGCGTCTCCGCCGTAATCGATTGGGCAACTGAAAGTTATGATGATGCCAATTTCTGGACAAGCGCAGATCGTTCTAGGCTGACGATTGCTACCGCTGGACGGTATCGCGTCTCCATGAACCTTTATTCCACGATCACCATAAATTCTACTGCGGATGTAACAATTCGTCTGCTCAAGAATGGCACATCGCTGTCAGTGCTGTATGGTAGATCTTTCTCCACGACCACAACTGAGATGATAAATGGGGCGTGGGAGGGCGCACTCGCCGCCACCGATTACTTGCAGTGGGAGATACTACTCACCAACAGCGCGACACTCTCTCCCTCAGTTAACGCCGCCAATAACTGGACGGTCATCGCTGCATCATGACAAATTATTGGGAATATCCGGGTTTAGGACACGTCCGCATCGGGCTTCAATCGGAATTACCTACGCTGTTCGACGTGCCTAATGATGGCTTCTGGGCGTTGGATACCGGGAATTATTATCTCTCAAACCTGCTTCGCCTTCCGGTTTTGGTCAATGCTGTGACAGCCGCTGCACCTGTCAATGCAACTTACATTACACAGGTAGCCAACAGCGCATTAACTAACGAGTTTGCTCTAGCAGCTTTGGCAAGTGGCCTACTCGCCGTCACAACGGCTACAGGCGTATTGTCCAGTGTCGTACCCGGCGCGGCGGGGCGAACGCTTGTTAGTAACGGCACGGATTGGATTGTCTCTGAAGGATTGAACGCTGGTCATATCGTGGATGGTCGCCTTACGATTACCAGCGGTGAACCTGTTAATGTATCAAACACATTCGGCACAACCATCTATTACGCCCCATACAGGGGCGCTCAAATTGGCTTGTACTCCAGCGGCGCGTGGGGACTGTATACCTTTAGTGAGATTTCTAAAAGCGTCCCGTCTGGTACATCGAGACAGTGGGCGGTATATGCCTACTGGACGGGCAGCGCGGTAGACATCGAACTCCAACAATGGACGGACACCGGGACACGCGCAACGGCGCTTGTGAAACAAAACGGTTGGCTTGTTAAATCAGGTGATCCCACGCGCCGCTATCTGGGGGATATTGGTAGCGATGATGTCAGCGGACGGTGTTATGATAGCAATGAGCGCGCCTTGTGTTACAACTACTACAATCAGGTCGAGAAGAAGCTCCGGCTGTATGCACTCAGTCCCGGGTCCAACTCGTGGACGGTCAATACTGCGTCATGGCGACCCCTGCACAACGACGATACTCGCCAAATTCAAGTTCTCATCGGTGTGAGCGAATCAACGATCAAGTTGCGTCATGATGGGTATGCCATCAACTCACTGTATTACGTTGGCATCGGCGTACCCGGACCTGGCGCTTACCAAGATGAGAGCGATATTAACGGTGCATCACCAACGGGCGGCGGACAATCTAGCGCTGAGTACATCGACAAACTACCTGTCGGACGCAAGACCATGTATCTGCTAGAACAATCGCCTTTCGGCACGGCTACCGCTTACTCCACCAATGGCGTGAGCTACTTCCAGATGGGCGGACGCGGCACAATCGACAAATATTAAATCCGGCCTGTTCTAATGTCAAACGTAATTACTCTCTGATAATAGGCATTATCGTTAGTAATGTCCTCACAGACCTATTAATTTAGAATTGATATAACTCACCCATATACTTTACATCTTTCTTTTTTGTGCTACACTATATATGAACATTTATTCTATAGACAACGGTGTTTCTTGTCAGCGACCCCATAGCTAAAGCTAGGGGCTTGTAGCAATACAAGCCGTGCTGACCAGACTCAGTTCCCTTCGGGGAACTACGTTAGCGGTGAATATAGATAGGCACTTCAGGGTGACGTTCCAGCCCTGAACGCTGCGGTACACGATTAAACAGGTTGAGGGTCTAAACCAGTGTCGTGTACATAAAACCACCGCATAACATTGTCGAGGAAGACTTCACCCCGCGCAAGCGGAGCAGGCTTTGAGGGAGAGCCATAGGTAACTTAAATCTCCCTTTCCCTTCGGGGATACTTGTCCGACAGAATTGAAAGGATTAAGGTGCTTACCTCCCCATAGCTAAAGCTAGGGGTATCTCGCGCCAATTTTGATGACGCTTGACCCGATTACTGATGCGCCACCCACCCCACCGCAAATGAGTGAAGGGGATTTCAGGCGTATCATCCGTGAGGAAATAGCAACGCACAACCAGCAGCAGCTTGTGGCTATTGACGAGCGTCTTGCGAATGTACCGACTCGCGCTGAGATGGACGAAGCGCTGGAGACGGTTCGGTTGGATGAACGTAAAGCCACCGACAATGCGATTGAGACACGCTTCAAGACTCACAAACAAGCTGCCGCCGATGACATCCGCAACTTGGAAAAGGCTTTGCAAGAAACGATCAGAGCCGGGAACGAATCGCTTGGCTTGCAGATGCGCTCTTTCGAGAAAGTCATCAACAGCCGCGATGACCAAGTGAGAACCTACGGTGAGCGGCTGGATAATGTCGAAGCTGAAACACGCGACATCAACCTGTTCATGGATGATATGAATGCGCGCAACCGAAAGATGACGGATTTCATCTTTGGGTCAACCGACATGGAAGCAACACCCGGGTTCGTCACGCTCAAGATGATGTTCGCGGGGCTGGATCGCACTGTAGCAAATGTTGGTACTCAAGTAAGTACCGTTCATAGCCAACTTACCACCATCCAAACGGATGTCAATATTCTTAAAACGGAACGTGACCGTGTGGTGCAATTTTTGGTTCGTCCGTTGAGGTGGACTTTATCCAATGCCAAGACGGCTACTGTCGGCGGTCTTGTCAGCGGTGGTTTGATTTCTGCTCTTATTAAATTACTTGGAGGTTGAGATGAAAGTGTCCCGTTTCGTTACCTTTGTCCTTGTCTTATTGTTGGCGCTGGCACTGTGCGCCCCCGCCTTTGCTCAGGAAGTCACCCCATCCAGCGAGCCAGTTGTCACCCTTCCATCTGATGAAGCGGTGGCGGTGCCCGAAGCGACGGTTACTGCACCAGAGGTGATCAGCGTCGAGACTGCTCCCGCGCCGGATATTGAACTGGTCGATCTGCTGATTAATCTAGCGACTGACATTTCCAACAGTGCAGCCGCACAAAACCGCACCGCCTATATCGTGTTTGGTGCATTTGCAATTATTGTAGTTATTGCTTTTGCGGTGACCTTATCGCCTGTGCGGCGCGAAAAACTGATTAATGCGACTGATCGGTATATTGATTATCGCCAGGCGCAAGCTGCTAAGACACCCTCCGCTGATGATGATGCGCGGTGGGCAAAGATTGATCGTGAATTTGAACTTCTTAAATCACAAATTGCAACCGGATTGTCGGTTAAAGATTTGGTAATTGGTGCCAGACGAAACTACGACTACGAAGACATGGGCAAACGCAGTGCGGGTATGCACGATCCCGACTTTGACCGCGCCGCCGCTCACGACCCGGCGAAATACGGCTCTGAATAATGCGTGTCTTTCTCGCCCTGATCGCTGTTCTCTTGGTCGTCAGCGCAGCGCTGGCGATCAATGACTCGCAGTGGGGTTTCATCGACCCTACCTCAACGCCCCGCGCTCGGTCTGTACCGATGGACGCAACAGCAGAGGTTACGGCGATGCCCACCCTACCTCGCGGCTGGACGTGTCCAGATGGATATACCCCTGACTATTCGATGATCGGCGCACCGTGTTATGCCGTCTACCCCACGTCAATCAGTCCGCCACCAAGACCAATATCCGGTGACTAGGCCGACATGGAAACCATTACCGAGTGAAACAGGATGGACGGGCATCGGTGAACCCGGCGAAGGCGTGTTGTCTTTCGTCGGGTTTTTGTTTATCGGGGGTCTGCTGACTGTCGGGGCAGGGGTCGTGTTAGCGGTGGTAAACGGAATGCTGGCGCTGGTTATCGGGTGAGGGTAAGAACCTCACCGTCCGACCCCCTCTCCAATGAATGGCGAGGGGGAGTGGTCGCGCCGGAAGGTTGGATGTTATTCATTGGCGGCGGCCTCCGAAACCTTACCCGTCATCCCACGACGCGGACGCAGATAGGTGGTCAAATCCATATCGGCATAATCTATATCCACCAGCGTGTAGCCTTCCAGTGTGCAGGACTTGTCCCAGCACGTCACTAGGAAATAGCCGCTTTTGCCCGGCATCATCGCAGACTGCCATTGGACATCTAGACTACCGCCACAGCAGCGGCATTTTTTGACAAGCGGTTTACGTTGTTCGTTGTTCATGATAGTATTTCCTTTGCTGGCTGGCGCGTCTATCGGCCTCGAAAACCAAACGCGCCAGCACGGACAGATTACCGACGCAAGTCGGTTTTTTGTTTATTAGTCTGCCGCCCCTTCTGACGCTTTAATTTCATCCGCACGGATGTTCTTGTGCTGACCCGCTTCAAAAACCGCGTAGCCCTGCTTTTTGTAGAAGTCCAGTACCCTTGCTGGATTGCGCGGGGTGAAGTTCAGCTTGTGTACGGCGACCACTTCCGCCAAGAAAACCTCACCCGTGTCATGATTCATAATCACAATGCCTTGCGACTTGGCAGAAGATGCAGGTGCAGGCGGCATCTTCGGTGTGGGTTTCCACTCGCCACCTCCATAAATCGTTTTCTTTGCGGCGTTGTAGCAAGTTTTGCACTCGCTACGTGTTGTCTTACTTTTTCCGCCTACGCGGGGGAACTCGTTAATCGACTTGTCTTCGCCGCAGCGGACGCAGACCTTATGAGTCAGTGGTGCTTTGATCATGGCCTTCACTTTCTGACCGCGCAATTAAAGCGCGAAGTTCGTTTAAGATTGCATCTACTTGCCAACTGCCTATGGTGGTGCTGTCGAGCAGCCCTTTGATGCGCTCGCACAAATCCCCGGCGGGACATCCTGCTTCGTACAGAATGATATGCGCTTGGTTAATTTCTGATTCCAGTTCTGCAACCCGCTTGACCAGTTCAGTATTTTTATTTATATTGGTCATTGGTTTTCCCTAGAAACCTGCCAGACGGGAGTCTTCTACACTTCCGTCTGGTGCCCACAAAAGTTTAATCGTCGTCCGGGTCGCCCTCCCCTGCTTCGTCGTCACAATCTAAGGCTTCTTCAATCTCACTGCTGACTTTCCGTAGCGCTTCGTATAGGTCATTCCATGTAAAGCGACTGATGTAAATCACATCATCGTCGCCCGTCAACATATCAATGATGCGCTCCGTCTGCGCGATGTCCATATTAAGCGCCTGCGCCAGATCACCGATCAGCCGCTGCTGACCGTTTTTCTCTGCGTCTTTTACGTTAATCGCGTTCTCATCCAACACAGCATCACGCTGACTCAGGAACTCTGATGCCATACCCATCGCGCCCTGATAGGCTTTGGTCAGGTGGCGCACGTCCGAGTCCATGCTGGCGATCAATCCCCACATCTCAGCGAGGTACTCCACCATCTGGACATCTTCGAGGTTGGGTGTTATCAGCCACTCGAAACAGGTGCGTAGGGCTTCTAGGCGATCAGGCTTAACGAGCGCGCCTTCCATAACCTCTTGGTCGATGTGCGACGGGTGTAGGGCGAGGGTATTATTCGTCATCTAATTCATCCTCCCATTCGGGATGTGTACCGCCGAACAGCACTTCAATAGCAGCAGCAAGGGCTTTGCCCTGCTCCGGTGTAACCTCTATGAGGGTGTAGTAAAGTGTCCAATTTGCAAACCGAATCGCTGCTTTTTGGCTTACGCCGATTTTCTCAAGTTCGCCCGATACGTTTTCGTGGGCGACTTGCATATCGTCTTCGGGACTGTCTTGGTAATGGATGGCTTCCATCTCTTCCATGAACTCATGGACATGTTCTTCAACTGCCTCGATAAGCTGACCGATGACGGGGTGTTTGCCATCGCCATCAACCGCCGCCTTGTGTAACTCTTTGTAGGCTTTCGCGGCTTCGTCGCGCTGCAAGGCTACCGCTCCTGCAATCTCAAGTGCGCCACCCGCAACCGTGATTGCGGCTGCGCTGGTATTCGCAAGCTGCTCGGCGCGTTCCCAAATTGCCGGAACTGCGGCGAGTGTCTCTTGATCGTTCGCCTCTTGCGCTTTGAGGTAGACGGTGTTTAAGGATGCCCAAATTTCTCCCAATGTCGCTTGTCCATCTGCTAGCGCGCCGATGCGCTTCTGGACGGCGACGAGTTGACGTGCGGTTTCGGTTTGTGGGTCTTGTGTCATGGTCATGGTTGCTGCACCTCAGCGGGTAATCCAAACGGTCTAAAGGGGAAAGACGGTGGGCGCATCAACTTTTCAATGGCATCCAAAATTATTTCTTTGCCATGCTGAACGGTTGGCGCATTGTTGCCAACTGCTTTTAGCTCATCCAATGAATACTGCTTGGAGCGCAACGCCTCAATGAAGGTCGGATTGCTCAACGACCCCCCGTAAATATGTGCATCGAGTTCATACACATCCATAATGAGCGTTCCCGTAACGGTGCGAACTTCGGGTTCGGGCTTAACCTCAACGGGAACTTCAACCAGTGCGACTGGCTCGGGGTCGGGCGTGGCGAAGATGTAGCGGGTGAGCATGACCGTGATGAAGCCGTGATTGTGCGCGTGGGTGGTCGTGCTGATGATGTTCCAGTCCCGGTCTTGCAGGTCGTCCAGCGCTTTAATCGCCAGCTTCCGTTCATCAGTATCGAGTGGGTCATAGGTGACGATGGCGGTGCGCTTACCGATTTCGGGCGCGTAACGCAGAGTGCGAGACTCGCGGGGTGTTGTTTCTTCATACTGCACCTTGAGCGCTTCGGCGGCGGCAACCGCTTCGGGCGGGTCGTCGGTGTGTGTTTGGTCGTCCGGCGATTCGTAGTGTGGTTTCATGTCTTATGTCCTCAAATGATCGGATAATTGCACGTTAAGTAGCCGCACTGTGCGGGTGATTAGTTACTAGGTGTTCTGGTGCCAGATATGCAGAAACTGGATTGCTCCGGCGTACAGTGTACCTTCCTTGCCTGTGCCGTAATTCTCCTGCACGTGCTGCTCGAATTCTTTTAGGTCGCCATAAAAATACCCAAATTTTACCATCAGACAGCCGACGTGCCGCACGACGTACAG